AAGTTTTCCATAAAATTGAGCAAGGAAGAAAAAAAGCTGTATTTCAAGAGTTTTCTAAGTTTTTAGAGGAACTAAAAAAAACAGAAAATAAATAGAGGAAAGTTATGTTACCGAAAGATTTCGAGATTAAAGAAGGGGTTAAAGTATGGGCGGTAATTCCCCATGAAGATGAAAATTGTAGATGGGGAGTTATTGAATCAGTGAGTCAAAAATATATAGTGGTTGACGGCAAAAAGTTTGATATTAAAACCCATCGCGCAATAAAAGGACATAAATGGGAGTTGTACGCATCTCCAGAAGATTATCAAAGAAAACTTAGGGGTGATCGCATTATTGAAGAACTTCGATGCTTATTTACCCACGAGAATCTTACTCCTAACGCATTTGGGGGAATAGATAAATTAATTGAAGCTTGCGAGATTATGGGGATTAATACCGACTGTCCATAAGCGACTAATTCAAACTTGCTATAATAGCTGTAAGTTATTCTTACAGCTATTTTTTAATGATTAATTGGAATTTAGGAAAACAATTAGCCATTGAGTCTTTTGATGAGATGGTGGGCGAATTTGCCCAAGAGATTAACTTTCAGATAGAAGATACTAAATGGGATTGGCCCCGCGAAACCGTGCGAAAAAATAGCACTGTAGTTGGCTCACCCCGGGATATTGTAGATAAGGGTGATTTGAAAAATAGCCAATTTATTGAAGATGTATCTGATGTTTATAAATTAATCGGTTATACGGCTGAACACGCACCTCTCGTTCATGAGGGATACGAAATAGAGCGTAACGATGGAAAGGTGACAGATGTTCCTGCCCGTCGTTTTATAGACACAGCTATAGAAGACTATAATCCAATTGAGGCTTATAGTGAAATTTTAAAGGAAAAATTAAATGGCTGAATCAGAATTAAGAGATATTTTGCTAGGTATTAGAAATAACTTAAAGATACTTATCGGTACTGACTTAGGCAAATACGAAATAACAAGCCCTACAGGGCAAAAATTAAACGAGATAGACGCTATTTGGGTAGAACCGCCCGAACTCCCTGCTAACTATAAAGTAAAGCCCAATAGTGGCATTGAAGCAATTATTCAGAGGGAACCTGACCCCTATCACGAAAATCTATTGGGTTATACCGTAGGCATAAATAATTATTGCATTACCTTAAAACAGTACAATCTAGAGAAATCTTTAACCCCAGTAATCGAAAGACTTAAATCTTCTCGCTACTGGAATTTTCTAGATCAGCCCCGATTAACCCCCTACACTAAAACTTCTGAGGGGATTATCAGACCAAAAGCGACCTTTAAAATCACTACTGCTAGACTTTTAGAATTTTAGAGTACACACTTACTAATCTTTTATAGTACAATGTTACTAGAAAAGTTTAGTCAGTGATCAGAATGGCTGGTAGTATAACAGAATTAAATCGGGCAGATAACTTCACGCCCTCGCGTGACACTCAATTTTTCCTTAGTGGCAAATACACTTATGGGGAAAATAGTCCTGTACGGCAGGCTGATCTAGGAGCAGCCTTAGTTTTAGAGGACAACACTCTCACAGTTGCCATGGGTGGATTTGGGAGACTTCTTTACCCTGGCACGATTATTTATGTCGGCGATTCACAGAATTACGTTGTTGTCCGCACAAAAACAACGAGCGTCACTCAGACTGCCATTCAAATTCAGCCCTCTAGAATGGCTTTGACTCTTGGCAGTCCTGTTCCAAAATGTACAATTAAAGCCTGGGTTCCATTCTTAAGTGCAAAAACTTTTAACTTCGATACACAAAATACAGAAGCCCAAGACTCTGTATTTGGTGATCTTTCTGTTGAGAAATTTATTACCGAAATTATGTCCACTGGTTCGATAGGTGGACCCTCTGTATTCGGTGATCCCGGAATGGAAATTATCAAGGCAGCCCAATTTAGTGGCGATAGAATTTATGTGGAAGCTTCCTATATAGGACAGCGTGGTGGTATCGGCGCAGAATGCAACGTTTCTGTTAGTCAATCCGGCGAAAAAGGTAATTTTCTGCAATCAACTATAAACCTAACTGTTAGTGGATTACTTACGGATATTAAGCCCATGGCTACGTCGCCATTCTCTCCTAATGTAGCGGCTGATTATGCTTAGGATTCCGATTCTTATCGATCCAGAACAAGAGGTAATGTTAGTCAATTGCAGAATAATTAATGATTATCTCTTGTTTTCATTTGGTACGTTTGATCGAGAAATAAGCCAACAGGAAAAAGTATTAATTGAACCACCAAACGAATCAAAAAATCAAGAAAGAATACAGGTATCTGTAATCCTTGATCCTCTGTGGTTAGACAGTGAACAAAGTGCAAAAAGAAATCAGAAGGTAAAAATAAATGGCAAAGTTAACCGTATTAAGTGACATAAAGTTCAACGAAACATTCTTTTTTCCTTTAAAAAAAGAATGGCTTTACTACATCCAAGACAATGAGGCTTTATTAGAAAAGATAGACGCAATTGCCACTAAAGAAAACGGGGAAATTGGGATTAAGTTTTTAAAACGGTACGGAATTAGCCCAAAAGAAAATGAAACAGTTAAGGAATATTTAGAGGCACGGGAAAAAGCTGACAAAGCTTATCTTGAGAGAATCAAAGCTATTGGGCAAAAAACGGGACTATCCACTACTGAAATCGAGGGTGTGGTAGTCAACGACGGCTCGATTCGAGAACGTATTGAGCAGGTCATGGTTGATGCCCTTGATACTGTCAAATCTGACAGTGTAGAACAAAAAGTAGAAACCGCCGCTATTGTACAGCAATCGATATTAAACAACCGTAAGAAAACAAGAGAATTGACACGAGAATCGATAGAACTTGTAGAACCTTATCTCGATGAACTAAACAGCCTGTTCAAGGATCGAGAAACAACTTATGAGACTTACAATAAAGCCTTATTAGCTAACTTTTTAGGTAGTCCTCGCCGGGTAGTTAAACTCAAAGATAAAACGGCTATTCAATTTACTATACAAGACATTAACGATATGTCTCAATTTATGATGGTAGCTTTGTACCAAGATTACCTTTGGCCAGACATAACCCAGTGGAAACAATCAGAACCTGAAAAACCAGAACTTAAAAAACCAGAATCAGAGCCAACGGACGATGACGAAAAAAACGAATAGATGACGCAATTAATGCGCTGTTAGAGGCAATCGCTAACCCCATCAATTGGGAAGAAATCTATTACAAATGGTGTGCGTGGGGATTACCTACTGAAGAGTGGGAAGAGTGGCCAGACTGGTTAATCCTAAAAAAATATTCAGGGATTAATAAAGTCAAATGTGAAGAGATCAATTCACTATCAGATACAGTCAGTCAGATTGCCGCCATGGTTAACATTTACTTAATGGCTCAATCAAAAGAAAAATCACAGTCTCAACCTCCAAAACCCAGTGATTTTCTTCCTTTCCGGTTTAAAGAAAATAAAAAATATTTTCTTGATCAAGAAACCGCTCAAATTCTGTTAGAAGCTATGAAGGCTGGACAAGTGCCAGTCTTCGCCACTCAGATAATAGTCGATTGCGGACTATACGACGAAATAATTCAATTAATAGGGGAGAAAAGCTAATGTCTTTATCGCTTGGTACTTTAGAAATCGGTCTAGGTCTAAATACAGCCCAATATGATAGCGGTATCAAATCAGCTAAAGACCAGCTTTCTTCTCTAGAGGATTATGCCCAAAAAATCACTAGAGACATGGAATGGTCTCTTAAACAAAGTATTCCTAAGCTAACAATTGTTCCAGTAGTAGATCATCGCCCATTGCATGGTTTAAATAAACATTTATCAGAAAAAGAAAAACACATTGATCAGCTTAATAATAAAACAATAGTTCCATCAGTTGATCTAAGTAAATTAGATGATTTTTTTGAAAAACTAGAATCAATTCAAGATTTGCTATCAGGCTCACTAGAAATATCTCTTGATTCTAGTGGATTTGAAAGCTCCCTTGATTCAATGGCTGAATCAGCGCAAAACAGCTTACAAGAAAACCTAGAAGCATTTAAACAAAATACTGCCAATTTTGCAAAATTTGCTACGGCTCCTTTTGAAGCTGTTTTTACAGGTGTTTTTGAAGGAATTGGAAACGTTATATCTAAAAAAATTGGCAAAGGATTAGAGTCTTCTTTAAAAAAATCTACAAATATTTCACTTGAAGGAATAGGAGGATTTTTAGGAGATGTAACTAGCGAAGTATTATCTCAAATCGACGAAACAGCAGGACTAAGTTTAAACGTTAGAAACGTTAAAGTTACTGATAAAAATCAAAAAAACATAAAAAAAATATCAAGTACAGAAACAGAAGACGGAACTAAACCTAAAAAACTTTCTAAAACTGAACAGTCTGATGCAATTACCAAAAGCATTCAAAAAACAGCGCAAGCTATCGACAAAATAACTGATAATGCAGTTAAATTTGCCAATACTGTAGAAAACATAGAGTCGGTTATTAATTTAGTGTCTTCAATGCTATCAAATGTTGTTAATGACACTCAGTCTTCTAAACCTGATCTTGCTAATATCAAAAATATTCCTAGATTAGAGCCGGTTCCTGTTTTAGCCGAAAGAGTCCCTAGTCTTAAATCTAACGCATTAAATGCAGGCAAAATAGCGTCAGAACAAGCTGTTGATGCGACAAAAGTTGCGCCACAAAATGCACCTAAACTAGGAATAGCTGGGAACTATAAAGATTTAGAGCAAAAT